AACGATGCCGTGGTCGTGTTTGTTGTCGCGCATCAATCGATGGATAAGTGCAACAACAATAGAGAAGCCGCCACCAATGAGAGTAACGAGAACGCCTTCAGCCATGTCATCACGGCGCCGGCGGGTACGGGTTCTCGGCTTTTACTTTGGCGACTGCTTCACGCCATTCGAGCTCTGTTGCGTCGCCTCGTTGCCACTTAAAAAACAACGGATCAGATTGGTGTTCGTAAGCCACCAAACGAGCGGCCTCAACAGAAGCCACTTGCTGTTCGTATTGAACTTGTGGCCAGAGTGCGTCTAGTTCGGCCTTTGTGGGTTGCGGTGTATCAGACAGCCATACCAGCCCATCGTAATCATCGCCGTCTAATGTCCAGGTACTTCCTGGGTATTTGCTGGTGAGGATGAGGGTGTAGTCGGGGTTCATGCGCTGATCTCCATGACGGTGATGGTGCTGGGGATGCGGGGGAATTGTGCGCTGTCGCTATCCGCGCCGGTGCGACCTATGACGGCGCTATACGATGCGTTAGTCGAGCGTAATTGCATCTTGTAAGTGGTTGCGCTTGTTGTAGCGGGGCTATCCAGGAACACGCCACCTAGGTTTTGGATCAACGATGTGTCCGGCACATAAAGAGAAGAGAAGGCCCTATTCCTTGAGCCTGCAGCGTCACCTAATGCGATCTGTGTCGCTCCTCGTAGGAGCGCAGTCGTCGCGAATAATCCCGTAGCGGTATTGCCTCCGGACATAGACACAATTATTAGGATTTTGCTATCTGCGCTTGATGGAGTGATCGTCGCCGAAAGGCCGGTGATGTCTGTAAATGTCGTGCTAGTAGTTGCGAAGGTGTCGGTTTTTGTGGTGCTTACAACTTGCAGAACACGGAACGCGCCGCGCAAATTGTTCATTTGTGCCGCGGTCAATACATTGCCAGCAACAAATGTGGCGGGCAGGGTGGTGGGGGTTGCCATGGGTATCAGCCTAGGACATTATTGCTGTCAAGTACGCCATAGGTCGCGTCATCAAGAATCAAGTCGTAGGTGACTAAGGCGGGGGCTGTGTAGTACCTGACTCTGTGTCCGCGTGCAAAGTCAATGCGGTGCTCGACGCCTTCAATGGTCAGATCCTGCGTCAAGGGGCTTGGGCTGCCACCAATGAGGATCTCCTTCTCGATGGAGATGTATGAGCCCAGATCAAGGATGCTGGCGTCGTCTCGTTGGGCGGTGGTGAGGCTTCCATACCAAGTCTCTACTGAATCAAAGCGGGCAAAAGGTTCGGGATAGAGCAGATAGTCGGCGAGGTCGGTGGCGGCTGTGTTGGATTCAAGCAAGCTGTCGGTGATGAACAAGGTCTTGATGAAGTATGTGGATTGGCTGGCGAGATCTTGGGCTGTGCCAGTGTGGCTGCCTCGGGTGGATACTTCTACGAGGTTGATGATGTCTTCTGCTCGGAACGCGATACTTAGGTCTCGGTATGCGGCGCCTGTCCCGTCGTCGCTGAACGCGATCTCTGGGCTGCCTGAGACGAAGCCGATGCGGTCTTGGCTGACCAGGACGCCTTCGCGGTCAATAAAAATGCGACCTCGTTCTGCGCTGTAGGTGATCTCGTCGAAGTATGATTTGACATTTTGCCCATCAGCGATGGCGTACTGGCTGGAACCGCCTAGTTCTACGGTGCCGGCTGCAATGTTGCGGGCTGATCCTGTGGGGTAGTCAACTTCTGGCAGATCAAGCACCCAGTTGATTCGGGTGCCTGTGAACTCTTTGTTGGGGTTCTGGCCTGGGATGAATGTTTGGGCAAGGCGATACATGTTGTCAACGCAAAACACGCCCACGGTGTCGTTGCCTCCTAGGACAAAGCGGTAATCGTACGAGACGACATAGCCCACAAACAAAAGTTCTGGAGTGTCGGTGCTGTCGTATCGAACGAGTTTGACGGCACGGCCTGGGGCGAGACCTGGTACCCCTTGGGCTTGGTCGTAGTAGGGGTTTGTTGGGCTGTCGTCAAATGGGTTGAAGACACCATCGGCGAGGGTGTCATTGAGGGTGAAGGTCATGGTGCCGTTGGTTATGGCGTCGTTCTCGTCTGCTCGGCCACGCTTCACCGACACATTGAGTGTGCCTTCTGCGACGCTTGCGAAGCTCGTCGTACCGTCCAGCACATAGGTGGTGTTGTCTAGAACGCCTTTCACAGAGTCGTCAAGCACAAAGCCATCTACTAGGAAGCCGACATCGACCAGTAGGTCGTATTTGCCGGCGTTGGGGATGGTGACTGCGGCCATTACGCGATAGCGATCGGGGCGGGGCCTTGAACCTGGTTGTATTGGCGAATCGAGTTCACGACCGCTTCACCGATCTCGGCGCTGGTTGCCAGGCCGCCATTGACATTGACGGTGATGCTGCGTGCTTCTCTGCGGGCTTCCACGGCGTCTAGTTCAGCTTGGAATGTGTTCCAGTTGATTGGCTGCACATTGGGCAGAGCCGGCGCGACAGCTTGACTTATTGCTCGACCGCCACCGCCACCTCCTCCACCACCACCGCCACCGCCTGTGGGCGTCAGGTTGGGCATGGCGGGGGCTTGGATGCCTGTGGGCATGTTGCCTCGGTTCTCTGTGACCAGATCACCGAAGCCTTGGCCACCAGCGCCACCGATTCGAGGCAGACTAATTGGATTGATTGTTCCAATGTTGATGCCTGGGATCAGGTTCAAGGCGGTTATCAGTCCGTTGATACCGAGAATTGCACCGTTTACTAAGCCTTCGACCGCGCCAATGATTGAGTTCAGAATAAAATTGATGCCTTTGCGGAACCACTCAAACTTGTTGTACGCAATTACGAGCCCAGCAACGAGGGCAGCGATACCTGCAGCGATCCAGGTGAATGGGTTCATTGCCATCGCAATGTTCACCGCGACGATGGCGGCTGCAATTGCTCCAATTGTGCCGGCGATCGCCAAAAAGACTTTCGGGTTATCTGCTGCCCACGCTGCAAAGCGATTCAGGTATGGAAGTACCTTCTGAACGATTGGCAATAGCGCTGCACCGATCGCTTCTTTGGCTTCGTTGAGGCTGTTGGTGAGGCGTTGCATGCCGCCTTCTGCGGTCTCTGCGAACACTTGGGTGGCGCCCCCGAATGTGCCGGTCAGCACCGCCATGATGGTGTTCATGTCGGCACCGTCTTTGATGAGTGCCTTCATCTCAGGGCTGAGCTGTTGCAAGCCTCGGAAGTTGCCTTGGTATGCCTTGGCGAGTGCGTCAGCGACCTCGACCAAAGGCTTGTTCGTGGCGGTCGCAATGTCGGTGACAAGCGTCATGTCGCGCATGGAGACGCTGATGTCTTTTGTCCCTCGGGTGAGTGCCTCGAACGCTGGGCGTAGCTGGTCATCGGCGATACCTGTGGCCATGGTCATGGCTGAGATCTGCTGTTCTACGGCGTCAACCTGTGCTTGGCTGGCTCCTGTCACATTGCGAAGTGTGAGCGCTAATTGGCTTTGAGCTGCTGCGTCTTCCATTGCTGCGCTGGTTGCGCTACCCAACGCTGCCGCCAGCCCGCCAATAGCGGCCACAGCCGGCACGAACGCCTTCTTCATGACGAAAGCGGCTTTCTCTCCCGTAGTCTCAAGTTTCTTGAACTCGGCTATGGCTTTGTTAATGCCTTGTCCGTTGAACTCGGTAATGATGGGAAGATTGACTGCCACTAGGTTCTCCAGCTCTTCAGGTCAGCCTGGCGGCGGCTGATCTCAACCATCATCTCATTTATGAGCTTCTGAGTCTCGCTTACTACCTGATCGCCCTTTTGTTCATAGGCCTTCCAAAGAACGCGTGAGGGCGGCCCAAAGAACGAGGTCAGCGCTCGCACCATGGTGGAGCCTTGGCTGGTCGGTACGGTGCCTTTGCCTGCCATGTCGAACAGCACCGCGTTCGGGCCTTGGAAGCGAACATAAAAGGTGGCGAGGTCGGTCATGTGGCCGGCAAACATTTTGGGGCGACGCCCTGACACCTTGGAGATGATCTTGTCCTTGCCTGTCTGCCACGGGAACATCTGGTAGCCGCTTTGGGTCTTCCAGGCGCGATTCATACCCGACAGGGGTGCGGTCTTGGGCATAAGGAACTTGGCGGCGTCTTCGACTGGCTTAGTGATCTTCTTGAAGTCGCTGGTCACTTTGCGGCGTGCCGTCTTGTCCAAGTTATTGAGCTCGCGTAAAGCGTCTTTAATGCCGACGACCTCGACGCTCGTTGTAAGGCTCATCAGCGGCTCCGTTGCTTGTTTTGCTCCTCAATCACCTTACTGACCGTGACCATGTCGTTCGTGTCAAAGTCAATGTGCGGCGGCCACCAGCCGATCGAGACTAGAAGCTCTGCTAGTCCTCGTCTGTAGGTGCCGCGGGGGTAGGGTTTGCGGCCTCCTCAGCAACGATCTCAATGTGCTCCAGCTCATTGATGAACTGGTCAAACACAGCCGGCACCGTCACTTTGTGCAGCTTCGATGCTTCGTAAGCCAGGAATGCCACATCTTCGATGCCGAAGCCATTGGCCATGTCGGACGCTTTGCGCTTGAACTTGCGTTCCCAGGCGACAATGACGCCCAAGGTTGTGGCGACCTGGTGCTCTTCGCCTTTGCGCTTGTAATTAATGATGACTTGCATGTCTTAGCCTTTCGTGTCGGGCCGATTGTAGGTCAGGATCAGGTCACATCTTTGCTGTACACACCGCCAACGAAGGTGACATCAACAGTCGAGAGTTCGCCCATGGTGGCGTTGATTACTGGCAGTTCGCCAAGGTAGGCGCCGGTGAGCGTGAATCCTGGGTTCGTTGCCGAGTCTGCACCAACGGCGGGCTTGACGATGACGGTGCAGACACCTCCGACGACATTCTCGAGCGTGGCAAATGTCTCTGCGCTTGCGTAGCTCATGTAGAAGGTCAGGGTGACTTCGTGGTTGCCAAGGCCATTGACGAACTTGCGAGCGGTGTCACCAAACGCGGTGGCCTCCAACGCGTCGTAGCGCTGGGTAAATGTGGCGGCGGTGCATTGGTCGGACAGATCGACCGAGTTCACCGTAACGACTGGATTCGAGAGATAGGTGCTGGTTGCCATTGGTTACTCCTTGGTGCTCTTTTTGACTTTAGGGCTTGGCTTTGGCTTTGGCGTGGATACTTCTTCAATAAAGCCGCCGAATAGGAGGGCTTGAATATTGGTACCTGGTTTTGGCTCGAAGATGTCGCCGACGGTGCCGATGCGATCGGACAGGATTCGGTAGGTCATGCTGTTTGCACCTGCATCTCGACCATCAGGTCGTAGCCAGGGACTATGGTGCCACCAATGTCGAGGCTGGTGGGGCGTCCTTCGGTGACTGCAACATTCTTGGCGAGTAGTGCTGCGGCGAGGCTGAGAAGCTGGTCAAGGGCGTCTTGGTTGCCTGGGCCTGAGCTGATGATCTGCACAGGGACGGACATTTGGGCAATGTTGTAGTTGAACGCGTTAAAGGTTGGGGCGCCAATGAGCACGCAGCCTGGGGAGATGTTGCGCGGGTCACGCACCACGGGCAGCCCTGAGATCGTTGCCAGGGTGGTGG